TGAACAAGCACCGGACGCAACAGCTTTCCCTAACGATTCGTCTGATCGCTACGAAGGTATGCTTGTGGTTAGAAGTGAGCTTCGTAGTATGTGTAGTCATCATCACCAGCCTGTGTCTGGCGTTGCTTATATCGGAATCATTGCCGCTAATAAATTAATTGGATTAAGCAAATACACTCGAATAGCACAGTGGTGTGCTCGCCGTGGCACCCTACAAGAAGAACTATGTAACGATATTGCTCGAGAAATTCAAAAAGCAACTGATAGTGAGAACGTAGCTGTGTATATACAAGCAACTCACGGGTGTTGCGAAAATCGTGGCATTATGGCACATAGTAGTCTAACACAAACTACAGTTCTTCGTGGATCCTTTAATACAGATCAGGGTACAAAGAAAGAATTTTTTGATAATATTAAACTACAACAGGAGTATTCAAGATGACAACTGCTAAAGACTTAACTGATCAACTAATTCATAGAGCAAAGAATTTACAAGAATTTGTAGTAGAACGTGAGTTCAACGGTATTCCTGCTGGCGTTGTAAAATTTAATATTCAACATACTGTTGGGCAAAATGCTAGAATTTTTGTGCCAGCACTTACACAAGCCGAAGCAGAACAAATGGTTGATGAATGGTTTGAAGAGGACGTAGAATGAACTATCAATTACCGGCCGAAGGCATACTAAAAACAAACGAATGGGGAGACAGTAAAGTCTATAAAGTCGTTTGCGAGTGCACTGATTCTAACCATGATCACAACGTGTGGGTAGAAGCTGATGATCACGAAATTAGTGTAACCATATATGCCACTGTAAAAAGTAATTTTTGGTCGAAGACACGGTGGTATCATATTTGGTCACTCCTATCTAAAGGATATGTTGACACAGAAACAACATTGATTTTGCGTAAACAAGGCGCCCTCAACTATGCTGAAACGCTAAAGTTAGCAATAGAAGATGTAGAAGATTTTAGGAAAAAAAATGTCAAAGATTAAAATTGCAGAATTATTTTATAGTATCCAAGGTGAAGGACGCTACATGGGTGTACCGTCTGTTTTCTTGCGTACATTCGGTTGTAACTTTAAGTGTGCTGGCTTTGGTATGCCACGTGGTGAGATGAGTCACGAGGCCACTGATATTGCGGCAACACATACAATGATTGAATCATTTACAAAGTATGAAGACTTGCCACTAGTCAGTACAGGCTGTGACAGTTATGCCAGTTGGCATCCTGACTTTAAAGACCTTAGTCCAATGCTTACTAGTGAAGCCATTGCTGATCGCATTATGGAAATTCTTCCGCAGGATCATTGGGAAGATGAACACTTGGTTATTACAGGCGGCGAGCCATTGCTAGGTTGGCAACGTGCTTATCCAGACTTGATTAGTAATACTAAGATGCGTGACTTGAAGGAAATTACGTTTGAAACAAATGGTACTCAAAAACTTACTCCGGAGTTTAAAGGATTCTTGAAAAAGTGGAATAGTGTAGTAGGTAGAGAACTTACATTTAGTGTAAGTGCTAAACTTCCTTGTAGTGGTGAAAAGTGGGAAGAAGCAATTTGTCCGGAAGTAGTTTGTGAATACGAAGAAGTTGGTACAGTATATTTAAAATTTGTTATTGCTACAGAACACGACTTTAATGATGCCCAGAGCGCAATCATTGAATTCCGACAAGCAGGATTTAAAGGACATGTTTATCTAATGCCGGTTGGTGGTGTAGAGAGTGTCTACGCAATGAATAATAAAAATGTAGCAATATTGGCTATGAAAAACGGACTACGTTACAGTGACCGTTTACAAGTGCCGTTATTTAAAAATGAGTGGGGAACTTGATGAAACAATTTATTAGAAAAATGTTTGGCATTGATAAATTACTTGCCGAAAAAGAGCAAGCACAGTTAGAAACTGCCAAAGCTAAAGAAGAAGAACTTATTGCTAAGATGCTGCCAAAAGATCGAGCTACCGCTCGAGGCGAACCGTGGGTTAGCGTGTTGGATACTAAGGTTAATAAAGATAATCCAAGAAATGGGTTTTTTGAGCTTGACTGGAACGATCAATTTATAGTACAATTGAAGCAAGCGGGTTACGGTTTTGACGGTGATCCAGATGAACAAATTGTAGATCGGTGGTTTAGAGATTTGTATAGTTCTATGATCCAGGGTGATGGCATGGAAGCTAAAGATAGAACTGCTGGTTATGTTAATGTAACAAGACTTGGTAATAATAGAGCACAAATAGAATGACATATATTTTAGTTGATACTGCTAACACATTTTTTCGTGCTAGACACGTAGTACAAGGCAATGCTGAGATTAAACTTGGCATGGCTTTTCATATTACCTTTAACAGTATTAAGAAAGCATGGCAAGACTTTGGAGGCACACATGTAGTGTTCTGTCTCGAAGGTCGAAGCTGGCGTAAGGATTTTTATGCTCCGTATAAAGCTAATCGAGCAGAAGCTCGTGCCGCACACACAGTAAAAGAAGCAGAAGAAGAAAAGATCTTTTGGGAAGCATTTGATGAGTTTAAGAATTTTATTACAGAAAAAACTAACTGTACAGTACTACAACATAATCAACTAGAAGCTGACGATTTAATTGCCGGCTTTATTCAAAGTCATCCTAATGATGACCACGTTATTATTAGCACTGATAGAGATTTTTATCAATTACTAGCAAGTAATGTAAAACAATATAACGGAGTAGCCGAAGAAACGCACACAATTACTGGAATTTTTGATAAAAAAGGTAAACTTGTTTTAGACAAAAAAACAAAAGAGCCTAAAGAAGTTCCAAATCCAGAATGGTTGTTGTTTGAGAAATGTATGCGTGGCGACACTAGTGACAACGTCTTCTCAGCATATCCAGGTGTGCGGGTTAAAGGTACAAAGAATAAAGTTGGGCTTACTGAAGCGTTTGAAGATCGTAAAAGCAAAGGATATGCGTGGAACAATCTCATGTTGCAACGCTGGTCCGACCATAACGGTCAAGAGCATCGTGTACTCGAGGATTATCAACGTAATGTTCAATTGTGCGACTTAACAGCACAACCTGATAATATTCGTGCGTTAATCAACGAAACTATTACTACATACGCAATTCCTAAAGAAATTACACAAGTTGGTATTCGTATGCTAAAGTTCTGTAACAGTTATGACATGAAAAAGATTGCTGATAATATTCAGTCGTATGCCGAGCCATTCCAGGCTAGATATCAAAGGGAAAACAAATGAGACAAAAATGTTCTATCTGTTTTAAAGAAATCAAAGAAGACTGCGATTGGCGGCAAGGACGGTGCCCGCATCTGCCAAGTATGGTAGATGAGATTTTAAACGATCCGTATAAAACAAGATTTTATAATTTATTCAAATTTTTCAGGAGAAACAAAGATGGCAAAACTAACTAAGCTAGCAAAAGTAAACGAATCAATTACTATCAATCGGTATGACAACGGTTGGATGGTAGAAGTCGGCGGGCGTGATGATGAAAGCGAATGGAAGAACTGTAAGATTGTCTGTAATACAGAAGAAGAAGTTCTTTCGGTAGTTAAAGAATATAACTCGATGAATTTGGACAGCTAATATGTCTAAAGTATATCTAATCAAACCACTTGAAAAGAAAAGCATTTGCTGGCACATCGAAATGTTCCGCGAAAATGCGGATAATACAATTAGCTGGGTTAACATTGAAGATCATTATCGCTGGGGACAAGGGTTTGTCGAAGAGGACATGGACTGTAATTTACCCTGGGAAGGTGATTCGCAAGCACACGCTAAAACAGACTGTGGCTGGGGAGCAGAGCTAGATGATCAACATGCTTGCTGGTTCGAATACAGTGATGATTTTACAGACGAACAGAAAGAAGAATTTGAAACAGCATATCACGAAGGCGGTGCGTCCTGGTTATTTGACGGTGAACATGATTGGCAAGTTGAAGACGATTACTTAGTAATTGATGCTCCATATCAAGTTAGCTTGTGTGACGAAGACGGAACCGTCATTGAAGAAAATGTAAAATTAAAAGCTCGACCTGATCCTAAAACAAGCTGGCCTTTTAGCCAAGAATTTCCCAAGGAAGAATAATGACAGAGATACACGCAAAACCAATTGTAGATGGAAAATTTTGGATTGTAGAACAAGACGGCAACAAAATTGCTACCTTACATAAAAAAGAAAATAATAAATTTGTTTTGAGTAGTACACAAGGAGAAGTCATGTTTAATAAGAAACAAGACTTAACGAAACAATTCGGCGAACAATTTTTCTTAACAAGTTCCAAAGTTAAAGTAACACATTCTGCCCCTCACGAATGCCACGGATATCCAACAAGTTGTAATCCATATAACAATATGTATGATGTAAGGCGTAAGTTGCCGCTGTTTACAAAATCAAACGCTAGTAAGAGTTTGTATTGTGCTGGTTACTATGTAATTAAATTTGACAAGGGCTGGGTTAAAAGTTTTTGCCCAAAAGCAATTACGGTCGAGCGATATTCATATAAAGGTCCATTTAAATCAGAAATTGAAATGAAACAGGTATTGTCAAATGCAAAATCAGATTAATTTAAGTCCTATTACACAATTTGTACAGCAGGTTAGAAGTGCGGAACAATCTCAAAGTAAAGAAGTTAAAATGTCTTTACCACAAGCTAGGATGCTTAGTTTAGCACTTGCTGAAATGATGGATAAGATGAATCAAGACTACGAAAGCATGTTTAATGCTCTTAAACGTAGTGTAGATACTGAAGTTGTATCTGTAGAAATGGACGGAGGCGGGTTTGAACTTCCTAAATAAGGATAAATATATGCGTATATTACTGAGGTATGCATATAATGAGTCGACCAAAACCTAAAGTACTATTAGAGTACACAAATAAAAAAACTTATAAAGCTGAACAAGTTTTAGAAGCTGAAGCCATTTGGGCGGTTTTCTATAAAAATGAACCTTTTAATTTAAAGTCATTTAACAGCCTCACAAGTTATCCGGGTCCTAAATATAAAAAGACTAGTTTCTCTAATCCCGGACATGCTGTAAATCTTGCTAAGAAATTGAATCTAACGTTCGGTACTGAAAATTTCCAAGTTGTTAAATTAACGTCCGGCACTATTGTAAAATGATAACTAGAGATCTGCTAACTAAAATATTCCTACAACAGTGGGGTAAGAGTGTAGACGAAACTAATGTAAATCTATATTCACATAAATGGTGGCAATCAAATCGAGTAAACAAACAAACTGCCTTTCGTCTTAGTGAAGAAGGGTATATGTTTTTGACGAGTGAATTGGAATTGAAGGAATATGAAATTCCATTTACTGAGCCAATTGAACTTAGTCCCCAAACAATTATCTTTTTGGAAAGATATATTGACTGTCCGTATCTGCTAACTAATCAAAGCATCACTGTTTTTTCAGAAAAAAAGAGTTTTGAGCTAATGTTGTTTTCTGACGACATTAGAAAGTTTGGTTTAATTAAAGCCATGAATGAGCGACAAAAAGAAATAAATTCTGAAAATAACGCTTGACACTTCCTTGAGGTAGCTGTATAATAGCTACATAAAGTAAATTTTTAACCCCGCAAACTTTAAGGAAATGTAAAATGGCAGCAGAAATTATTAGCCGCACAGTTGGCCCAAAAAATGCTAAAAAGTCTCTACGTAAGGCTTTTAAAAACAAGCGTCCAATCTTCCTGTGGGGTCCTCCAGGTATTGGTAAATCCGATATTATTAAACAGTTGGGTGAAGAACTTGAAGCTCACGTAATTGACGTGCGACTAAGCCTTTGGGAGCCTACCGATATTAAAGGTATTCCGTACTTCGACTCAAATACTAGTACAATGGTTTGGGCTCCTCCTAGCGAATTGCCTAGCAAAGAATTTGCTAAAAATCATAAACAAATTATCCTGTTTATGGACGAGATGAACTCTGCGGCTCCTAGTGTACAGGCGGCGGCTTATCAATTAGTGTTGAACCGTAAAGTCGGTACGTATGAACTTCCAGATAACGTTGTAATGGTTGCCGCCGGTAACCGCGAAACTGACAAAGGTGTAACTTATCGTATGCCTGCTCCGTTGGCTAA